CGACGAGTACGGCGCGGTCCGGTGCTACGACCTCGCGAATGGCAAGTACGACGTGAGGCTGAAGATCGGCCCCAGCTTCAAAACGCAGCGTGAGCAGACCGCCGCGCAACTGGCGGAACTGGCGCAGAATTTCCCGCAACTCATGCAAGTCGCAGGCGACGTGGTCTTCGACAATCTGAACTTCGCGGGTTCGGAAAAGATAGCAGAACGCTTGAGGCGTTCCATGCCTCCCGCGCTCACCCAGGACGGCCAGCAGAAGCCGCAGGAGCTGCTGGCCGCACAGAACCAGCAGCAGGCGCAGCAGATCGAGCAGATGACTCAGATCCTCCAGCAGCAGGCAGACGAGATCAGGGGCAAGAAGATTGAGGCGGAATCGGAAGCGGAGATCGAACGGATGAAGATCGAATCGAGCGACCGCCAGGCCGCGCTGCGCGCTCAGGTGGATCTGGTGAAACTCGAGGCGCAGTTGAGCTCGAGCGAGAACATCGCTCTGCTGCGTTCGCAGGTTGCGGAACTCCAGGCGCAGGTAAACGCTATGGCGTCAGGTGCCGCGGCGGAAGCCGCGGAGCGGCCCGAACCGGGCGAGACGATGCCAGGGGGCGGGCCGCCGCCGGGCATGCAGATGCCGCAGCCGGGCATGCAGATGGCCCCGCAGGGGCCGGGAATATGAGGCGGTTACGCCGCAATGTGCCATGTTGGGCCGGATTGCGTACCGGCCCTTCCGGTTACCAGCCAGACGCTCTGCGTCACGCGGAGAGGCGCACCGCAAAGACTTCACATGCCGAATTTTTCTTTGAGTCGGGCAACGTCGAGCGCATATGAAACCAAAAGTTGCTCGAGGTGATCGATTTTGGCCTCTAAGCGGGTCAGGCGGCTATTGGTATCATCGAGCCGCTTGTTGTTGGAAAGAATCGCGACGATTGCAACCAGTGTCGTACCGCTGGCAGTCACGATGGCAGTCGTAAGATTGGAATCCACTACTTTTCTCCTGCCGGATGGTTTCCGGCTAACCCCTTCATGCAGCAGCGGTGTGGCGCTTTACTTCGCGTGCAATCTGTTTTTCGGAAGAATTGCGGGCTATGCGTAATTCGTAGGCGCTTTGCAGATTCAGCCAGAATTCGGCAGAGTTGCCAAGGAACTGGGCCAGGCGCAGAGCGGTGTCAGCGGTGATGCCGCGGCGGCCGAGAATGATTTCGTTTACGCGTGCCGGAGTCAGGGACAAAGCAGCGGAGAGTTGACGAACGCTCAGGTCAAGCGGCTTCAGGATCTCTTCTTTGATGATTTCTCCGGGGTGAATCGGCGAAAGTGATTTCGGCATGGGATCTTCCTTTAGTGGTAATCGACGATCTCCACTTCAGTGGCGTTCGGCGCACTCCAGTGGAAACACAGACGGAATTGCCTATTGATGCGAATGCTGTATTTCCCGCCTAATTGCGGCAATTTTTCCAGGCGATTGCCGGGAAAGACGGACAGATCGTTCAATGATGTTGCGGCATTCAGCAGTTCGAGTTTGATGCGTGCTTGCTTCTCGATCGCCTGAAACCGGCGGACGAACTGTTCACCATAAAGCTTCCGGGTATCGGCGCAAGCGAACGAACTGATCACATCTGTATTGTATCTCGCTACACGATACATAGTCAATAAGAATTATGGCAGACGAAGTAAACCCTTCGCCCCAGCAAGGGACGGAAAATGCGCAACCAAGCCAGGCCCCGACTGATTTCAGGGAATACGCGAAGTGGCGCGCGACTGGTGAATTGCCGGAAGCGAAGGATGAACAAACACCCGCGGCCGCGGAGGAAGATCCGCCGGCCAAAACTGACCCGGACTCGGGCACGGCAGAAACAGACGCAGAGGGCGAAGAGGAAAATCGCGAAGACAGTGAAGTGAAGATCAAGGGCGGCTCCCGCATGCGCCGGATCGACCGGCTCACGCGCGAGAAAGAGGAGCTGGCTCGGGAGGTCGAGGAGTTGAGGCGGGCCGCGGCCACGGCCGCACCGCAGGATAGGCCCTCGCCTGCCGCGCCGGCTCGAACAGCCGGGATGCCGGAACCGTCCGATTATGCAACGCTTGCGGAATATCAGCTAGCTTTGACGGAGTGGACAATCGACCGGCGCGAAACCGCACGCAAAGAGGCGGAAGAGAAAGCGGCGGCTGAGAGTGCAGAACGTCAACAATTAGCCGACTGGAACAGGAAACTCAAGGCCGCACAGAAGGCCCATGCGGATTTCGATGAGCTGCTCGATTCCGTCAGGATCCCGACCGGGCCTGCCACGCTGGCCGTGCGCCAGGCGCTGCTCGAAGATGAGCACGGAGCCGAGATCCTGTACCAGCTCGCATCGCATCCTGAAGACTTCGCAAGCATCATGGCGATGTCGCCGGCAAGCGGCATAATCGCCATCGGCAAGCTGTCCGCATCGTTCGACAGATCGTCCCCTGCACCTGAAAACGGGAAACCCAAGATAACGGGCGCACCCAAACCGCCGCCGCCCAGTTCGCGTCCGGGCAAAGTCATGTCCGATTCGATTGACGATCCCGACGTCCAAAAGGATTTTAAGAGGTGGGCGAAGGCGCGGGAGGCGCAATTGAAGGGACGGTAACCAGTGCCTAACGTTTTACTGACGCCCCAGGGACCACAAATCAACTGGCTTGGTTGAGTAATCAACCGATGAAGAACGCAGTGAATTCAGCGAACCCCTACAGGCGAAAGCCCATGGCAACGCTGAGCCAAGCCGCGCAAAGCGGAAGGTGCAACGACTATTCCCGCCGGGGAAGTAGAGCCAAGCGGCTCCAAGTACTGCGCGTCCGAAAGTGGGACGGTGACATAGTCTGGACTGCATCGAAAGATGCAGCAGCCCTCACGCGGGGCGGTTGGGGCGTAGCGAACCCCAATGAACAAGCCGATGATCACGAATGAGCTTCTGCTGCGCTTCAAAAACAACCTCGGATTCTCAGGCGCCATCGAGCACACCTGGGACGATAAATTCGCAGTGAACGGCGCGAAGATCGGAGACACTCTCCGGCTGCGCGAGCCGGTGCTTTTCTCCGTTACCAAGGGCGCCTCGATCACGCCGCAGGATGTGGTCGAAACCCAGAAGACGCTCACGCTCAACCAGCAGGCCGTTGTGCCGTTCCAGTTCAGTTCGGCCGAACTGACGTTGAGCATCGATAACTTCCGCGCCCGGTATCTCGATTCCGCGGCGGCCGCTCTCGCCAATCAGGTTGATGTTGACGGCCTGACGATGGCTTATCAGTCCACGGCAAATCAGGTCGGCACGCCTGGTACGCCGATTGCGGCACTCGATCCGTTCTGGCTTGCGGGTGAGGCGCTCGATCTCTTCATGGCTCCGATGGACGGCAAAAGGACCATGTGCATCAGCCCGAAGGTCCAGACGGCGGCACTCAAGGCCGCCCAGGGCCTGTTCCAGTCCAGCAATCAGGTCAAGCAGCAGTACGAGCGGGGCCGGATGGGGATCATGGGCGGCTTCGAGTGGGTCATGGATCAGAACTGCCGCACACATACTGTTGGCGCGCTCGGCGGCGCTCCGCAGGTTGGAGCGGCAGGCCAGACGGGCTCTACCCTGGCCGTTACCGGGTTCACCGCATCCGCGGCTCCCCGGCTGAAAAAGGGCGATTCATTCACCCTGCCGACTGTATATCCCGTCAACCGTGCATCTGGCGATGCGTTAACGGATCTCCAGAAGTTCGTTGTGACGGCGGATACGTCGAGTATCGCTGACGGCTCCGCATCGATCCCGATCTACCCGCCCATCATCGTGACCGGCGCAACCAGGACCGTAACCAATTCGCCTGCAGCGGGGGCGCCGCTAACCATCACCTCGGGAACCGCGGGCCAGCAGGTGTCAGAGGGGATCGCATTCCATCAGGCTGCCTTCGTGATCGGGATGGCTCCCCTGCAGATGCCGCAAGGCATTCATTTCGGGGCCGTTTCCACGGACCCCGATACGGGCTGCTCGGTTCGCATGATCAGCGATTACGTGATCACAAGCGATCTGTTCGTCACCCGCTGCGACGTTTTGTACGGCCATGCTGCGCAGAGGCCGGAATGGGCTTGCAGGGTCGTGCAGTAGCGTTTCTGATTGTGAGCGGCGCCTTGACCTGATACGCCTTATGTTGAAACCCTCCGAAGACTATCCGCGGATGCTCTTCCACCGGACTTGTGAGCCGGTGGTCGTACAGTCGCGGGACGAAGAGGATGCATTGGGGGACGGCTGGTCGCGCAGGATCTGGCCGGCCGAAGCCGCGGCAGATCCTGAACCGGAGCCTGACTCCCAACAGGAGCCGGAAGAGGAGGAGGAGGAGGCCGCGCCAGAAGCGGCCCCTTCGCATCCACACCGGCGCAAACTGCCGAAAAAGAAGCGGTAAGCGGTCGAAGTGGCCGCACTGCGGCCACTCGCTTCCGCATCTCCGCACGCCTGGAGGAAAACAATGGTACGGACGATGCTCAACGAGATAGAACGCGGCGTAGCGGAGTGGCTGGCCTCGAATCCAGCCGACGCGGAGCCCGCCGCGTATCCAAAACTGCTCTATAACGTGAACCTGCCGCCGGTCCTGGTGCGCAATGCGGATGACGAGGGCGCAATGGGCGATGCATGGCGTCCGCTGAACATTGCAGTACCGGATGT